GGATTGGTCAATACATTGTGGACCGGAAACCATCCGTTGTTGTTCACTTAGGCGACCACGCCGACATGGAATCGTTGTCGTCATATGACGTTGGCAAAAAAGTTTTTGAAGGTCGGCGATACAAATCTGACATCGAAGCGGCCAACGATGCGTTCGACATTTTGTGCAAACCGTTAGAAACGTACAATCGGCACCGACGCAAAACGAAACACGCACAATTCACACCGGAGCTTCATATTCTTATCGGCAACCATGAGGATCGAATATCGCGCGCCGTTAATGATGACGCGAAATTGGATGGAACGATTGGTTTGGATGATTTGAATTATGCGGATCATGGTTGGAATGTTCATTCGTTTTTGAAACCGGTCGAAATTGATGGTGTGTTTTACGCGCACTTTTGGGCCAATCCGATGTCGGGTCGGCCGTTCGGTGGTGGTGCTGCCGCACGTTTGAAAACGATTGGTCATTCGTTCACGATGGGCCATCAACAAGTTTTGGATTATGCGTTGCGGTTTGTTGCCGGGCGATCACAACATGGCCTAGTTGCTGGCGCGTGTTATTTGCACGATGAGGACTACAAAGGCCCACAAGGGAACGCTCATTGGCGCGGGATCATTGTGAAACATCAAGTGGAAAATGGTTCTTATGATCCGATGTTTGTTTCGTTGGACTATTTGTGCAGGCGTTACGAAGGCGTAACGCTCAAAAAATTCATGAGAAAACTCTATTAGGCAGGAGCGAAAACAATGGGATCACGGGATGAAAATCCGGAACAAATTGATGATGGAATTCCGAACATTTTGTTGGATGCGTTCGCGCTAACACAAGGGGATCGGAATGCGTCCTATGGTCCTTTCCATGAGGACTATGCGCGCGTTGCACGCACTTTCCGAGCATTAACCGACAACGATGGCGAACCGATGATGATGGATTCCGCCGCCGGTTGTTTGTGGATGGTTTTGGTGAAGCTCGGTCGCACGGTTTACAAAATGCAAACCGGGATGGCGTATGAAAATCCGGCGAGCGTGCAAGATGATTTGACCGACGCGGCCGGATATTTGCGCGGAATGTTTGATTGTTTCCACAATCCGGAAATCATTTTGGATTTGGACGAATACGAATTCGACGATGACGACGAAGTTGAAACCGACGACGACGATGAATGAACAATCGTGGTCGTTGTTGATTTTCGCCGGTGAAATTGTCGGATTGTTTTCAATGCTGGTTTTGATTGGAAAACGTCGCCGTTGGTGGGGATGGCTCGTTTTGATGGCGTGCGTTTCCGTTCCGTGGTTGGTGTATTCAATATCAACGTGGAAAATTGGTTTTGTGTTGTTGTCGTTGATGTGGTTTGGTGTGCATTTGTCGAACGCGTGGACGTGGAAAAATGGTGGTCGCGATGACAATTGTGATTGAACCCGATGTGATTGAAATACCGGACGACGTTGATGATGACATTGATCCGGATGATTTAGAATATGAAGATCCACCCGCATTGCCGGGCAAACCGAATTGGGATGTGTAACAAATGGACATGACGTTTTGGAAACTCGCATTGGAACGCGCCGTGAAAACTGCGATCCAATCAATTGTTTTGGCGATTGGCGCGGCGCAAGGCGCGAATCTTTTTGTGTTGGATTGGCAAAATGTGGCCGGTGCTGCGTTGGCTGGTTTCGCCATTTCAATTTTGACATCGTTAGCATCGGTGAAAATCGGTCCGTCCGATTCACCGTCGTTGATTTCCGAACCTAGAACACCGGCATCCCCTGCCGTGCCGGAGATTGGAAAACCGATCCCGTAGTTGGATCAATGAAAACAAAATAGGTTCGGCGTTACGGCCACCATTCCACCAACATTGATTTGTTCGGTTCGGAATGGTGGCCGTTTTTTTTGTATGCATCGCCGGTTGTTTTCCCGGATGTAGATTTTTAGCGGTTCGGCTATCTGCTGCCGCTGGTGTTTCCCACTATTGCCGGACCGTGGTCCCCCATCCGATTCCCCATTGGGCGAAAGGGTTGAATCGGATGGGGGACGTTTCCATTTTTGGCCTACCGGATGGGGCCATTTGGCGTGTGATGGCGTTAGATCGCAATCTATGGGCCAATCGTGGGCGTTGGTGGCCTATGTCATAGGGCCGATTTATGGTGTCCGGCGTGATGGTTTGGGGAATGAGTTGCGTGATGTTGTGGGTTTGTGTATTGTTTCGCATATGGGAACACGCCCAACGAAAGGAAACACCATGAACACCACATTCGTCATTGATGGAACCGAATATGAAATTGATTCCGACAATCCGTTGGTTTGCCACACAACGGTTGATGGACGATTTCCCTACATCACTTATCAAATGAAATCATCACGATCACAATTTTTGATTTCATTTTCCAATGGTTTCGGAACGGTGTGCGCGTCATTCATTGACGCACCACAAAAATTGCAACGGATCGGATTTGCGAAATGGCGCAACATCATCCAACAAAACGCCGATGTCGTTACCGCACTTACTGGATGGGAAGTGCGATGAAAATGACGGTGACAATCAATGGCACTACGAATGTCAATCATTTGTTGTTCGCAATTCGTAATTGCGCGAAAACAAGTGACCATTTTTTTGCAATGTGTGAATTTGTCAATCAAATGAAAACGCCAACAATGTCGCCGATTGAACAAACATATTTGAATCAATTGGAACAATTGGCATTGGATGAATCAATAAAACATTTTGAGCGGTTAGCCGAATTGAAGGAAAAGGCGTTGGCGCGCGGCATTGCCAAAAAAGATTTGGCCGAAATTTTGATTGCATCATGGTCGGCAAAATTGGAAAGGAAATGAAATGACAATCAACATTCAAAAATCGGAAAATCCGGACGACGGATTTGCATATGTTGTCACCAATGACCAAACGAACGAATCAACATGGATTGTTGAAACAATTGATGGTTGGGATGTGTTGGCCCACGTTCGCGACCCTTTCGAACCTTACGATGTTTGGTTGGATTCAATTGAAATTTGTTCCAATTTGGATGATGCGATTTTGTTAGCAATGGAAGCGGTGGACAATGAACGGATTTGATGACGAATCACGAACCTACGATTGGACACAAATTGAACCCGGCACGCCGATCAAAATTGTTGGCGAACGCGGTCAATTTGTGTTCCGAAAAGTGGATCACAATGGTGACATCGAATGTCATGGTGGATCGAATGGGCGCGCGATGATCCGAACATTCACCGCCGAACGTGTGAAAATTCGTGGCAAACGTCGAACGAAACGGATTCAATCATGAGTCGCGCCGCATATTTTCGCGAATGGCGTGCGAAACATGGCGCACGAACCGGCCAAATTGGACGACCGATTTCCGCACCATGCGGCACGCCGTCGGCCTACAAACGCCATGTTCGCAAACGTGAAACACCGTGTTCCGAATGTCGCAACGCATGGCGCATCTACCAACAAAACCGACGAAAACCATTGACCATTGAAGCGGCTAGGTCTAATTTGGCCGATCACGGCACAACTAACGAAGGGGAAACCAATGAACTATGACGACCACGCAACCATTGAATGTTTGCAATGCGGATCGGAATTTGATGGCGATCCGGAATCGCAAATCGAATTGTTCAAATTGCATGATTGCCAAACGGCGCGACGAATGCGACGGCAAGAAATCGCCGCATCAATGCGACGACATCCAACCGGGCGATCAATGCCAAAACAAAAATCAAACGCGGCGACAATGATGGTTGCCATTGGTGTCATCGCATTTTTAGCCATCGCAAATTGGATCGTTGAAACCATTGCCGACAACGGATTTGTGGTCGCGTTGTTATTAATCGCAATTTTCACATCGTTGATTGTCGTCATTGCACACAATGTCGCGAAACTTTTGGGGGAATGATGAGTGACAAACAAAACAATTTGCCGGATTGGACAATTTATGTGGCTGTCATTTTGATCGTCGGCATTTTTGCGGCATGGGTTTTCTATGTGAATGGACAATTGTGATGGCGAACCGACACAAACAAAAGGGATCACGCGCCGAACGCGAAGTTGCCGACTATCTGTTGGGATTGGGAATCCCATGCGAACGCATTCCGGCGGGTGCGTCGGCGGATCGTGGTGATTTGTGGGTGCCGATTATCGAATTCCCGACGATCGACGTCAAAAACCATGCGACGATGGATTTGGCGGCATGGGTGGATCGTGCCGTTGAACAATCCGAAAACGCGGGACGCGTCGCCGGTGTTGTATGGCACAAACGACGCGGCAAAACATCACCCGCCGATTGGTATGTGACAACAAACGGACATCACTTTTTGAAAATGTTGGGGATCAAATGAACATTGATGCAAGGGAAATCGTTAGCACCATCCGGGAATTGAACCAATTCGCGCACGATTACGAATCCGAATCGCAAACCGTCGCGAAACTATTTCGCCACGCGTCATGGATGATTCGCGAATTGTCCGGACAACTCGTTGAAACGGAACATTTGACATTGCAATTGATCGACCGATTGAACGAAATGAAAGAGTGGACACAATGAACCAACAACGCATTGACAAAATCATTGACAACCTTTCGGCGATGGCCGGTGGACTCGCACAAAATCCCGAAAACGATTTGGATGCCGAAGTGTTATTGGATGCCATCGAATTGATTCGCGGATTGGTCATTGAACAAATCAACGCCGAAGCGATCATGACCAACCAACGCGCCGAAATTCAACGGATGCGATCAAATGAGGGAATCTACTAAGTGGACGAACAACCATCGTTCCAACCGGTTGGTGAATGGGCGGAACAAGCGGCGTGTCGCGGAATGACAAAATTGTTTTTCCCGGATCGCCACGATCAACACGCGTTTCGACGTGCCAAAGCGATTTGCAACCAATGTCCCGTCAAACCGGAATGTTTTCATCACGCGTTACACAATTTTGAAGCGTTCGGAATTCGTGCCGGTATGGGTCCACGCAAAATTTCAAAGGAACGGATCAAACGCGGCATCGCCAACAATCCAAACAAACCACGCGCACACGGGACCAAAAAGCAATACAAAAACGGATGCCGATGTGAACAATGCACATTGGCTCACAACAACGGGAGCAAACCACAATGACAATCACCGATGAACTATTGACCGACCGAACGCGACGTGACCGTTGGGGCCGCTATTTAGTATTACCACCGGGCGCAATGAAACCGGTCGGCTACACCCGCGCCACAACAATCGCAAAATTGTTGGACGATCAAGGCGGTTTGATGAATTGGCGATCCCGAATGGTCGCATTGGGATTGGTGCAACGCGCCGATTTGTATGCGATGGCCGCAACCATCAATCCCGACGACAAAAAAGCATTGGATCAACTATGCGAACGCGCCGCCGAAGCCGGTGGCGCAACCGTTCGCCGCGATTTGGGAACCGCGTTCCATGCCATTTTGGAAAAGTTTTGGACCCAACCGGATTTTCAAATTCCATCGGCATATCAAAACGATGTGCAATCCGTCATTGATGCATTAGCGGCCGCCGGATTGACCGTCGTTGATGGCATGAACGAACAAATCGTTGTTCATGACCGGCTACAAATCGCCGGAACATTCGATTTGATCGTTGAGGATGCAACCGGCAACAAATACATCGCCGACATCAAAACCGGATCGTCGGTCACGTTCGGCGCACTCGCATTCGCGATCCAATTGGCGATTTATGCGAACGCCGATGCAATTTACAAACAAGGTCGCGCCGACGACGGATCGGACGATGAACGCCTACCGATGCCGAACGTGGATCAAACCGTTGGTGTCATAATCCACATTCAACCGGGCACCGGCATTTGTGACATTCACCAATTGGATTTGACCGTTGGACGCGACGCATTGGATTTAGCGATGGCGGTTCGTGACGCACGCAAAACAAAACCAATCATTCCGTGGGCAAAAATACCGTTTGAAACCGATCCGGTTGATTTGGTGAAAGCTCATTTCCCGGATGCCATCGAAATTGATGTGGACGAATTGGAAGTGTCCGACGAATGGCGCGATTGGGCGCGGTTGTGCATCAAACAAATCATCGATGCAGGATTGAAAGACTATTTGAAAGAAATTTGGCCGGACGGTGTTCCAACATTGGCATCCGGCAAACCAATCACAAAAACGCAAGGTCAAAAATTGGCGGACACAATCCGTTTGATCGGTGCCGAAGCAATGTTGGAATTTTTCCCGCCGGAACCCGACCGGCCAAACGACGACGATGAACCATTAGACCGACCAAACGTGAAATCAAAATTTGATGATGATGAAATGGTGTCAAAAACCGATTTGAAAGAATTGGCACAAAAGGTTTCCCGGTTGGACCACGAATCGAAACGATGGTTGGATCGTTGGTCATCGTCATGTTCACAACGCGGCGTTTCAATCGCATTAACCGGCGACAAAGGCATTCCGTCCAAACGCCGATTCGCCATTTGCCAATTTTTGACAACCGTCGCCGGATTCACCGACGATGACATTTTCAAATCAATCATCGTGAAATCCGGTGGCGATCCGAAACGATCATTGACGATGCAACTAGGATCGATGACGATTGAACACGCCACCAAAGGTTTGGACATCGCCCAACAAATCATTGATGGAACATTGGTTGTCCATTATGACGACAACGGCGATGTCAATTTGGTTTGATGAAACACATCAAAACAATCCGCATTAGCGGGAACACACAACAAGGAAGGAAACAAAAATGAGTTTAGACATCACGTCCGAACTTCTATCGGCAGGATCACCAACCGTGAAATTCGCCCAAGAAGGCGACACGCGCAAAATCAAAATTGCCGACATTCAAAAACAACAAGAAACCGATTTCGACACCGGTGAACCGTTAACGTGGCCGAGCGGCCAACCAAAATTCCAATATGTCATCACCGGAACGGTGGATGGTGAGGATGCGCGGTTGTTCGTCAAAGGTTACATGGTGGACGCGTTGCGTGAGGCGTTACGCAAAGCGAACGTGAAACCGGGCGACGTGTTAAGTGGCGGAACGCTCACGATCAAATGGGATTCGACCGACGAACCACGCCGAAAAGGAATGCAAGGCGCGCGAAAGTACGTCGCCAAATTTGAACCGGCACCCGCCGGAATCGTTGATGACGATTTAATTTGATCCAACGGGACGTGGCCGAACCGATCCGCACCCAATCGGTTCGGCCACAACAACAAAAGAAAACGAACCAACTATGAAAACAAAAATTGTCATCGTGCAACGACCACGCGAATCCGGATTTTTTGTCGAATTAACAAAGGGCGCGGAACGCATGGAAATCGTTGCAACCGAAACACACCATGATGCGATCATGGCCGCACGCGGAATCGCATCATGGTCGGGATTGCGTGTTTATGACAAAACGAATTAGGGGAAACACATGAAAACAATGGCAGCAATTTCAATCGCAACAATCGTCACCGTGGGAATGTTCGCATCATGCGACACATCAACCGAACCGGCGACACAATCACCAACAACATCAACAACCTACGATCCAAACATTGTCATGGCCGACATTTTGAACCCATTTTTTGCCCACATCGCAACAACAACAACGACGATCCAACGACAATCAACGATGCGTCCGGCGATCATTACCGATGGCAATGTGTGGGATGCGTTAGCCCAATGTGAATGTGGTGGCAATTGGGGATGTAATACCGGCAACGGATATTTCGGCGGCCTACAATTCGCGGCGTCGTCATGGAACGGATTTGGCGGAACCGAATTCGCACCGATGGCGCACATGGCGACACGCGAACAACAAATTGTTGTTGGCGAACGAATTTTGGCACGCATGGGATGGGGAGCGTGGCCCGGTTGCACGCGGAAATTAGGTTTGCGATGACCGACATTCCGAAACCACCCATTGACCTAGACCGAATGCGTCGCGCATCACAACAACCAAACATTGACGTTGTATGGATGCGCGCCGCCATTGATTACATTGACGAACTATTGGCGCACATCGAACGGACACAAAATGCGAATCGGTAGTTTGTTTTCCGGTGGTGGCGGCGGCGATCTCGGTTTTGAACAAGCCGGTCACGAAGTCGTTTTCGGCGCGGAAATTGACAAATTCGCACGATCCGTTTTCCGTCACCACCATCCCAACACACCAATTTTCCACGACGTAAAGGAAATCAACATTGAACGAATCATCAACGAACGAATTGAATTCCCAAACATCATTTTCGGTGGATCGCCGTGCCAAGATTTGTCCCGGGCTGGCAAACGTGCCGGCATCAAAGGAAACCGATCCGAACTTTTCTTTGAACAAATACGCATTGCCGACGAACTTTCAACCGAATTTGTTGTTTGGGAAAACGTCACCGGAGCATTCGACACAAACGGCGGACGCGATTTCGCAACCGTTTTGGGAACACTCACCGGATTTGAACCCGAACCATCAAAACGATGGCAAAACGCCGGAATGTGCATCGGACCAAAACGAAACGCCGTTTGGCGCGTGTTGGACCTTCAAGGTTTCGGAGTACCCCAACGGCGGCGACGCGTGTTCATTGTCGCAAATTCTCGAACCGTGGCACCCGCAACGCTTGTCAAAATATTGTTTGACACCAACGGCGGCGATTGGAATTCTACGCCGAGCAAAAAAACGGCGGAAAACGATCCCGCCAATGTTGTTGGAAGCATTGACCGAATTGGCGAAAGCGACGGACGAACAAAATCGTTCGCACCGTTAGAAATCGCCGGTGTCATTCAAAACCGTTATTGGAAAGGATTCAACATTGAATCAATGCAAGCGGGATTGGCCGCGATAGTTGAAACAATCGCACCAACAAAGATTGTTTCACCATTAGTCACCGAACCAAAATTGGTTCCCGAGACGGTAGCCGGTGACCAAACGGCAATCATCGCGACATTCGATGAAAAGTATTCGGGCCAATACACCATCACACCGAACGAACACGTTTCAACAACATTGAAAGTGCCATCACCACCAGCAATCGCCACCGATATGTTTGTTCGACGATTGACACCGTTGGAATGTGAACGGTTGATGGGATGGCCGGACAATTACACCGCCAACGGCATCGACGACAACGGAAACGAAATAAAAATTTCGGATACGCAACGCTACAAAATCGCCGGAAACGGCATCGGAACACCGGTCACCAAATGGATTGGTGAACGCCTCATGAAACTAGAAAAAGGTGAACTATGAACAACGAACAAGCATTTGAAACCATCGCCGCGTTGAAAGCGCAAATGATATTTCCATCAGAAACCACAATTCCGGACGATGCACGAAACGCATTGATCTACATCAACCAACTAGAAGCACAAAACGCCGTGCAACGAAAATTGATTGAACAACTCACCGACGAAACCGACATTGATGTGATGGTGAATTTGATTGACGACGTTGAACGATGGCGTGACGCAATGGGACGCGTGTTGATGATGTTAGAAATCCAACCACACATCGCACATCGAATCATCGGCGAAGTCGCACCCGTAGACAAATATTGAAACAAATCAACCGACAATTCAATGACATATCATTTGAAAATCAAACGGCCACCCGTTGATTCCGAAACAAAAACATTGGTTGAAACATTCCACTATTCGGGACAATGGCCGCGTTTGGTTCAAACAATTGGAACATGGCACATTGACGGCGGATTGTTTGGCGATAGTGGCCCGGCAATCGCCGCGTGTTTATTCGGGCAACCGATTGCGCGCGCATGGAACAACAAATGTTTTGAATTGTTGCGCCTAGTCCGCCACCCGAACCACGATGCACAATTGACCGGATTGATTTCCCAAACAATGCGATGGACCTACAAACTGACCGGGATGGATTTGTTCGTCACCTACGCCGACACAACATTTGAACATCATGGTGGAATTTACCAAGCGGCATCGTGGAACTACCACGGCCAAACCGAACCGCGAAAATCGTTTTTGATTATTAACGGTGAACGATTGCACGCACGAAGCGTCGCCGCAAAATACGGAACACAATCCATTCAAAAATTGCAACAACGCGGAATACACATCGAAACCGAAACGACACAAGGGAAACATTTGTATTGGAAACCGATCACCAAACGTGCAAAACATCGCGCAAACCAAATGGGATTGGAAATAAACACCTATCCGAAACCAACCAACATTGTTTGATTGATGATTAAATCATCAACCAAAAATCAGCTGAAAATTTCAACCGACGGGAAACACACATGAACGAAACATTGCAACACGCCATCCAATACGCCGAACGCGGATGGCGCGTCATACCAATCAAACCGGGCGAAAAGCGGCCGCCAATAACATCATGGCAAACCGTCGCAACCACCAACCCGGACACAATCGAAACATGGTGGTCGGGACCATACCGAAACCACGGCATCGGCATCGTCACCGGCGAGGAATCCGGCATATTCGTCATTGACATTGACGACAAAAACGGTGTTGATGGCTACGCCACACTTCACGACCTAGAACAACAACACGGTCAATTGCCGGACGGACCACGCGCACAAACCGGAACCGGCGGAATGCACATATTCCTATCCAACCCAACCGGCATCATCATCCGCAACGATGCCGGAAAGAAGCTCGGCCACGGCATTGACATCCGAGGCGACAACGGCCAAGTGGTAGCCGCACCAACCATCCACCCAAACGGCAACACATACCATTGGCACGACGACACGTTTCAACTACCGGTTCCCGACGCACCAACATGGTTGATTGAACTACTCACCGAACCGGCCACCACCGAACCGGCACCGGCAACATCACAAACCGACACAACAACCGACGACACCTATTCCGCCGCCGCGAGTTACAACCGACGAACAAATTGGTTCGACCTACTCACCACCGACGGATGGACATATGGCGGCCAAGACCACAACGGCGTTCACCATTGGACCCGACCCGGAAAAGACCCACGCGACGGCATATCGGCCACCGTCGGACATGAAGGCCGCGACGCGCTCACCGTGTTCACCACATCCATCGAATGGTTACCACCCGGCACCTACTCACGATTTGGCTACTACGCCAACCGGCACCACAACGGCGACCGATCCGCCGCCGCCAAATACATCCGCGAATTGGACTACCAACCCGCCGAACAATTCCTAGCCGAACTGCCAACCATCGAACCAAACACCACACCAACCGAAAACATTGAACCCATCATCAACCGAACCGAACTCGCACATTTGGTTGATTGGAACCAATTTTGGACCGGCGACCACGCCGACGAGGATTGGCTCGCCTACCCACTCATCCCACGCGGCCGCGCCATATCACTATTCGCACCGGCAAAGGCTGGCAAATCATCCGTCGTGCTCGCCGTCGCCGCCGCCGTCGCATCCGGAAAACCCGTGTTGGGATTGAAACCCGTCGAACCCGTTGATGTGCTGTATTTGGATTACGAAATGACCCAATCCGATTTGTTTGAACGACTCACCGATTTAGGTTACGGACCCGACGACAACCTAGAACGACTGCACTATGCGTTGCTGCCATCCATGCCACCATTGGACACCATAGAAGGCGCACGCGCCGTGCTGGCCCTAGTGGAAGCAACCAACGCCGAATTGGTCATCGTGGACACATTCGGCCGAGCCGTTGAAGGCGACGAGGATTCCGCCGACACCGTTCGCGCGTTCTACCGACACACCGGATTGACATTGAAAAGCCGCGGCACCACCTACCTGCGAACCGACCATTCCGGAAAAGATGTGAACAAAGGCCAACGCGGATCATCCGCAAAAAACGACGATGTGGATTTAGTGTGGAAACTGCAACGCACCGACACCACCACCGGAACCGGAGTCACACTCACACGCACACACTCACGAATTTCATGGGTACCCGAAACCATCAAAATCATCCGCAAAGAAACCGACACCCAAACCGAATACCAAATCGAAAACGCCATCCCCACCTACCCCGACGGAACCGCGTTCGACATGGAAACACTCAAACAATGCGGAATCACACCAAAAGACTCACAACGCACCGCCGCCGAAAAAATCAAAACCGCCGGAATCACCATGAAACAAAAAGCATTGCGGAACGCACTAGACATGATGAAAAAAAACGCACAAATCATCGACCCGCTCGCCCACATAAAAACCGGCAAAAAATCTGACGCGGCCGACGACGCGGCAAAAACAACACGTCCGACGCGACAACCCGACGCGGCACACCAAAACGACGACGCAAACGACGCACCCAACGGAAATAAGGCGACGCACCACGACGCAAAATCCGACGCGATTCGGCACGGTGACCGACGCGGTGTGCGTCCTATTAAAAGGACGCACCCGACGCACCCAACCAACGCACCCATTCACACCGACCCACTAGACCTGTTCGGAGCCTAACCATGAACACCAAACAAACCATCCACCTATTAACTGACACACTCCACCGAACCATCACCAACATCACCATCACACCATCCGCGCTAACCAATATTCGCCAAAACCTACCCGGCTACCCATCCGGCGGCGGAACCGGCGGCGGAACCAAACTCAACGACGACGGCACACCACCGGGCAACGAACGGCACATCGGCGATCCCGTCACACGCGACAATAACGAAATCAACCGGATCATCGAACGAATGCACGCCGATTCAATCCGATTGAACGTATTGCTCACCGAATGGACAACCACCACCGACAAAACCGGCGACACCAACGGATCAGATTGTGAAGCGTGCGGTGTCCACATAATCAAACCGGAACGGCCACGCGCCGGACTATGCAACGCTTGCCGAATGTCATGGAAACGATGGTTAGCCAACGGCAACAACCCGGACCGGCATGAATGGATGTGGCAACGCCGACGCGCAACCGCAAACGAACAAAACCAAACCGAAGGCACAAGTGGCACGCAAAAAAACTAGAAACCGCTAGGGCTATGCATCCGAACCGTCAAATGGTGTGCAATCATGTGTCATGGTCGCCGTCGTGCGCCCAATTGCCGCGTCAATCGTTTGACAATAGGTGAACCGCATGGGCAACCCATACGCAGGGCGATCAACCAAATCGTTTCGTCGGATGCGTGCCAAAGTGTTATCCGAAAGCGACGTGTGTTGGCTATGTGGACAACCGGGCGCGGATACTGTGGATCACATCATTCCGATTTCGATTGCGCCGGACATGGCCGAGGTGCCTAGCAACCTGCAACCTGCTCATCGTCGATGCAATTCATCGCGTGGAAATCGGTTGGTTGATGGTGTGCGGCCGTTGCGCCAATCCCGCCGGTGGTAATACCCCTCTACCGGGTTACGTTTTTTTGACGGAGCCGGAGGCTAC